GGATTAGGTTTCTTTACATATCTAAGAGTATAGTTCCAATTACTTGGACTACTAACAAATTTTCCTATAACCTCTGCTACAGGAACTGTTACTTTAGAGCTATCTGCTAAGGTTTTCTGTATTGTTCCAATGAATAGTCTCCATGCCATCCTTTTGGGAGGATAAGCATAAGGTTTAGTCATTAGTCTCTGATAATCAGAATAGCTTATTGGAACTACAGAATAGAGCTTATTACTAGATTGCTCATCTTCTATAATCTCATTAATACTAAGAAAATAATCCTCTGGAAAGTTAAACAACTTTCCTCTATAATCTATCTTAGGAATATACCCTTCACCACCTTCAGTAGCTAGATTAGCTTCTAATGTAGCAGATTTAATTAAGAAGGAAAAGTCATATTGTCTTTTCTGACTTCCATCAAAACCACCATTAGTACCATCTACTCTAGGGTTAAAGTACTCCCTAAGTATCTCAGACTGTGCCTTAGTTAAGAAGACACTCTTTTCATATTCATCAAGCCCAGGAGCCTGATTGCTTGTTATATTATTATAGAGTACATCAAACTCATTACTAAATTCTTCGTTGGTCATGGGCTTTTATTTATATTATTGAAGTTTAGCTTCAAGACTAAACTTAGTATCTTGATTCTTTGGTAGATTAAGCCACTGAGCTGCTACATTCAATGTAGGTTCACCATCTTCACACATAGGAATATTACCACTCTTAATATAGTATTGATTACCCCTATGTGCAATTAAACCTGCCTCAATGGACTTCTTAATGAGAACTTTTGTCTGTAGCAATGGGTCAGAAGCTACCTTTAAGAACATCTTACTATTGCCTTGGATAAGCTCATTAATCTTAGCTTGCAAGAACTCTTTCTTGGTATTAGGATGAATAGTTACACCTGTTAGAGTTTCAATAATAACTCTAAGTGCATCTGCATCATCTTCAAGCTTACCATACATTGTATAGCACTGCATGATAGTAGTCATGCCCTTCTTAGCTGCCTTAGTTTCATCACCCTCAGATATAATAACAAATTGATATGTAGCCTTAGGGAAATCTTCAAGGACCTTCATTGAGGGTGCAATAAGGTCTTTGTTGGCTAAGAGAATCTTATATCTAATATAATCCTCTGGGTCACTTAAATCAAGATAATTATCTTGCTTTAGCAGAGTAACCCTAGAGATACCAGTATCATTACTATCATCCCAGAAGTTATTAACCTTATTGTAAATACTCATTGAGTTTACTTCAAGACCCATAATATCCTCAAGGAAATCTTTCTCCTCATCTGTAAGGACATTAACATATCTACCTGATGTTAGTCTTGGAACTACAAAAGTTCTCTTGGCATTCTCTGCCATTCCACCATACAATATATGTTTAGGATTAGTAACCATTCTACTTTGTCTAGGAATATATCTTACAATAACCTTTTCATTTCTAAGGCAATTAATAAGACCTGTACTTTCTCTTTTAGCCTTTGGCTTTGTAACCTCTTTCTTAGTCTCTACAATTGGTTTCTCAATCATTACCTCTTCCACAGTATCATCTACTGTAACTTTTGTTTCTTTTGCCATTTCTTACTTCTCCATTAATTAAAAATAGGGAGAGGAGTTAAGTCCCCTCCCTTGTTATTTTAGCCCTGTAGGATAGCAGGGATTAGTGACATAGTTCTTGTTGGGTCAAGTACACAAACACCAAATGTTGCCATCTTGTGAATGGTTGCACTATCCTCATCATGAGACATGTACTGAATATTCACTTCACCAGTGAATGGATTTCTGAAGCCACTTTCATAACCTCTAACTTCAGGCATTCCCTTGATTTGACACTTAAAGATATTAGGTTGGTCCATAGAACCAATATCCATGATGTCATATCTATAAGAACTAGCAGGACCACCAAGTGGGTGCTGAATCTTATTTTGTACTGGGTCATCATAGAATGAATCTACTTCTACCTTAACTCTAACACCATTAGGTGCTCTGTACTCTACAAATTGGAAGCCAGCAGCAAGTGAATTAACATGTAGATTACTCTGTGTCTTTTCTACTACACTGAGAGCATCACCATTGAGTACAAACTGTGTCCAACCAGACACTGTATTAAGAATAGCCTTGTGGAACTGAATAGCACCCCTCTCACCTGTCTTGATAACAAATGTTCTTTCACCCATATCAAGCTTAGCTGCTGATAATTCATAGAGGGCATCTTCAAGTTGCTTTAATGAGAAGTTATTGTAATACATAGTGTTAGCTACCTCCATTTGAGCAAATAGACCATCACCCATTCTAATAACCTCACCTGACTTACCAAAGTTCAGGTATTCACCATTAGCATTTCTATTAGAAGTACCCCAAGCCATAGCAATGTTCTTATAATCACCCCATTGCTGCTCAAGAGTCCAGTCTACATGGTGCATCCACATATTGGCAATCTTCCTTACCTTACCTCCATTAGCAGTTTCCTCTACCATAGGAATACCTACTGCAAGCTTTCTACCAAGCATTGAACCTGTAACCTTATGTTGGATTCTGATTGTAGTCCACTCATTTCTCATAGAAACAGGTGTACTGAATCTAATGTCACCAACCTTTCTAGAAAGCTCTCTTTCAACAGGAGCAAAACCTACAGAGAATCTTTCACCTGCCTGAAGTCTATCTGAAGGACAACCTGTAGTGTTACCACCCATAAGTTCTACCTTATATACAGCATTTGTACCTTCCATCCTAGCATCACCAAGGATTCTAAAAGGATAGACTTGATTTAAGTTACCAAAGATAACCTCACCATCAGCAAAGTAATCCTCTGCAAATACCAAATAGAAAGGAGCAGTACCTGCACCTACGGGTGCATCGCCATCTCCAACTTTATTACCATCTTCATCTCTAGCTTCAACAAGAGGAATATTCTTCTTACTAGAACCTACTACATCCCAGTAATATTCACTATCATCTTCAAATTCCTTTATAGGGAATTGAGAAAGAAATGTATCAAGTGTTTTACCTCTCTTTGCTGCTAGCAATTGTACCATTAGGTTTGATGCCTTCTGAGGTGCCATCTGAAAAATAGATGACAGGTGGTTAAGCTTAGTTAAGCCTTTCCAACCATCAAAACCAACCATCTGAAACTTACCTAATTGTCCAGCCATAATAGTTTATTAAATATTAAATGTCAAGTGTAAATCTTCTAAATGCAGATTCTGGGTCTGAGCCTACACCACTTGTAAATTTAAGTGTACCATTTGAGTTTCTAGCAGTGTTGTTCAAAGTATGCTCTAACTCCTTTAGACCCTTACCAATTTCTTTCTTTACTTTACCTTTAACTAAACCATCAAGGGACTTAAAGCCATCAGTCAATACATAAGTAAGACCAACATACTTCATAAAGTCATTATGATTATCAGCTTCAAACTTTTGGATTGCAGTAAGTTTATCTCCTGTCTCAGGGTCAGTAAATACTGGCTTAGAAATAGCATCAAATACTCTTTGTCTAGTATTTTTATCTAGCTCTAAATCACCAAAAGGTTTCTTATCAGAAAGAATTGATTTCTTGAGAGCTTCTGCTTGCTCTCTTAGCTCTTTCTCTTCATTTGCCTTTTCTTCCTTTGCTTCTTTAACTGCATTATTGTAAGCCTTAGTTACTTGGTCTTTACAACTCTGCAAAGCCTCTTTAGCATCTTCTATATCAGTACCAGCAGCTATTGACCTTTCAACTGCTTTAATAGCTCTCTCCTTAGAGAAACCTTTCTGAATATAGTCCTCATAGATAATATTCTTTCTAAGATTTTCACCCTTCTCACCTTCTTCAGAGATAGCATCATCAGTAATACTATTAAGTATTTTAATATTATTCTCAAATCTCTGAACTTGAGTAGGTTCTATTCCTGCATTAAGAGCTTGGTCAATCCTTTTTTGCTTTTCGTCAAGCTTAGATTGAATCTGTTCCTCCATTAAATCCATAAAGGATTCTGCATCATTAACCTTAGAAAGAGTCTCATCATTAAGGTCTTGGAAGACACCATCTTCTGCAAAGGTTTTGGCAATGGAAGAGTAGAAGTTGGGAGAAGTTTCCTCTTTAGAAGAGGTGCCTTCCTGTTCCTTATTATCTTCACTACCTACGCTCTCTGGCTTATCTGTAAATAGGGTATCTACATCAACAACCTCAGTAGTTTCTTTATTTTCTTCTTTATTTTCATCAGGATTCTTTGAGGAAGTTTCCTCAGTTTCCTCCTTATTAGATTCTGGGTCAAAGAGTGCTGCTGCCTCTTCTCCAGTCATCATGTTATCTAATGATAAACCTTCCATGTTTTTACTCCTTTGTTAAACTTCTATGCAAAGGTAGTAAAAATAAATGGGCTGAACAAGTAACTAATAAAGTTACTTATAATACAATAAAAGGAGTACTAACAAGTACTCCTTTTTATTAAAGTTCTACAATAGAATATAAGGCTTCTTCAAGAATTAATTGAGCTAAGTCACCACTCATGTGTGCAGCTTCCTCTGAGTAAGGATTAATATCTAATGCCTCACAGATGTGCATCTCCAAGTGGTTCTTTTCATGCTCAAATGTATTGATGAACTCACCTATACTTGATGCCTTGTGGATAACCACAATAGAGCATTGTTTATCATAGCTAGAGTAAGCAAAACCTGTGTCAAGTTTTGCATTGCTTAAATTTCTTTTAATTGAATCTAGAGTTCTAGAATCACAATTTAGACTTTCAAGCATATCTATGATTTCTTTCTTTTCTGTTTCATTTACTGTATAATAAATGACTATGCTCCAATTGTATTTCTCAATCTTGAAATTCTGCCTCATAACTACTCATACTTTTTCTTTAACCTTTCAATTTTCTCTTCAAAGCCTTCATTATAAGTATGAGTCTTTCTCTCATTATAACCTTCAGCTTCTCTCATAGCTTTCTTATAGCCATGCTCACAGCCTTCCTTGAAAGCTCTTTCAAGCATCTTATCATCAGGCTCTCTTTGATTATAGCCCCTTTGATACTCCTCAGCTTCATCTACTATACGAAATATTCTTCCCATAATTATTAAGATTTAGGTGTTTCCTTCTTTATTTGAGCCATTAGTTCTTTCATGCCATTCATCATTTCAGACATCTGAGCCTTAAGATTATCTATCTCTTGCTTTTGTTGCTTTTGTTCAGCAAACTCTGGATTTAATCTTTGTAATAGAATTTCACAATCTTGTACTACTTTCTTATGGTAATCTATGCTATTTATAATATCTTGACTCTTTTGTCTGAGGGATGTTATTTCAGTATTCATTGACTCCCTAGAAGTAGATATAAATAATGAACCATTGGCTGTTCCTTGGTCTGCCACATCTAAACTAGCAGGAAGTTTCTGTAGAGTAATATTATTACCATTAACATTAACTACTACATCTACTACAAGCTCTTGTGGAGCCATAAAGTTATTTGCTTGGTACCTAGGAATAGGTTGAGATACACTAACTACTTGACCTACTTCTATATAAGGAGTAGCATCCTTATGAAGAATGTACACCTGACTACCTGACCTTAAATTAGAAAACATTTGTTAATTCTTTATTAGTTAATACTATGCTAATGTTATTGAAATAGAGTCATTAATAGTATAGCTATATGCTCTACCACAATTAACATTTGAACCAAAAGCATCTCTACCTAAGTTAGCTAAAGTAACTGTAGTAGGTAATGCTGTTCTTCCTTGAAATGCTACTACAAAGTCTTCAGTAAATAATTGTGTATGTGCATTGCAGCCACATTTATTCATCTGTGTAACAATAGTAATTGTAGCTCTTACAGGAACAAAGACTGTAGTATCATTCAACCTTGGAGTACCTGTAGTATAAACTACAGATACTTGAGGTTGGATAGTTGAGTCTATGCAGTAAGGTCTACAAAGTTTTTCTTTGTAAGTAGCCATTATATTAGCTACATTTGCTACTGGAGCCGCAGCTAATCCTACTGGTGAAACTGTTACTGCCATAGTTATTTACTTTAGAAATTAGCAATTACATCCATTATAGGAATTACCACAGTTGCAATAAGGATTTGCAACTACATAAGCAGGAGAAGGAGTAGGTCTTACCTGATTAATTATACTAGCAGTCTGTGCTTGTTGTGATGCAGCTAGAGCTAACTGACTGTTCTCCTGTCTAAGAGCATCAATCTTGTTCTGCATCTCTCTCATCTCTAACTGACAGAACTTGTCATTAATCAATGTAGTTTGCTGTGCAATAGCATCTCTTAAATCACAAGTTTGTTGTGCAGTAGCATAACTAGAAGCTGCAAAACCTCTTTCTACTGAACTATTAACAAAGTTAATAGCATTCTGTAGAGTATTGGTTTGATTTACATTAGAGAGTTGATTCTCATAATTAGTTCTAGTAATAGCATCCTTTACAGAGCAGCAGCACTGAGCTAATTGATTACCTAAGCTACAATTGCCTTGCTGAATAGAATTGATGATTTGTTGACCTGTCATGCCCACCTGACTAGCTACAGATTGTACAGAGTTCTGTACATTACCAATAGCAGTCTGTAGTGAGTTTACATCACAATTAAGAGTAGTAGCAAGCTGACTTAAAGCTTGACCATTACCATTAATAGCCTGTAGCAATACCTCTCTACCAAAGTCATTGTTTAATTGGTTAGGAATACCATCAGCAGCACCTCTACCAAAGCCATTACCATAACCATTACCACCCCAAAGCCAGAAAAGAAGAATTACCCACATAAACCAACAGCCACTTCCACCCCAAGCATCTTGGTTCTTAGAAGCATTTGTTAGCATTGCCATTAGATTAGGGTCAACACCTTTGTTCTGCATCAAGCTAGCAATAAGAGCTGAAGAGTTAAGACCTCCACTTTCAGCAGTGTCAAAAACATAAGTTTTCTCCATAATGTTTCTCAGTTGATAGTTTATAAAATAGTTATCTTTGTAAGCTTACGGTGCAAAGGTATGTATATTTTATCAAGAAACATAATGATGCTAATAAACAAAAAAAA